AGGCTTTTCTAATTGACAATTTCGCCAACGAGTTGGCTTCAGAAAATCCTCGCTTTGATAGAAACCGCTTCGCTAATGCTTGCGGAATGACACCGATGGAATTGAACTACATTCTCACTCACTAGCGTCTGCCTATCGCCCACCTTCACGGGTGGGCGGTGGGGAGGTTCTAGCCGAACGAGCAGACTCCGAAGGGATAGACAATGAGCGAGTGGCTTATCAACCGCGAGGCGGTAGAAGAACGCTTCGGACAACCTCTCACCGAAGAGGAGTGGAGCGCGGTCACCGAAGAGGTGGCAGGGCGCGTGGAGAACTTCATTGAGGAAATTCTTGACGGCGTTCTTGAGATGAAAGTAAGAGAGTGCGATATGTGTCAGACGGGCTATATCCATCAGCACGAGAAGGCGAGCAAGTAATGAGCAAGTGCCAACAATGCGGAGACGATAACGACCTCCTCGCACAATTCACGAAGTCGGGCGTATGCGGTAAGTGCGCCCGTGCCAACCAACGCAAGGCGACTAGAGGGGGCAAGTAATGAAATCCTGGAAATGTGAAAAGTGCGGGCGCGACCTCGCACTAGAAGGAATTGACGACAACCTAGCACTATGTCACCCCTGTTATTGCGAAGCAAACCTCAAGTCCGAGAGAGAGAAGGAGAACGCATAATGAGCGAGAAAACGGCTTATACGATACTAAGCGGGGAAAGTTATGAGGTAATGGCAACAAGCGCGGAGGAGGCTCTTGCTAAGTTCTTTGTCGCTTACGGGCATACAAGCGCGGAAGACTACGAGGGTAAGGGCTACGATTTAGAAAATACTGAAGATGATGTAATTGAATCCGAAACCCTAACGGAGGTAATCTAATGGAAAAGGCAACAGTATTCACGGGTTGTTTTGAGTGCGACAAGGAGAGCGAAGAGTTCAACGAAGGCGCAAAGTATGTTCTGATGTATCTCGCTTCATTGTATAGCGGGCTAACGGAGACGGATATCTGGCAGGAGTTCTTTCCAGAAGAGAAGGAGGGGCAGGAGTGAGCTCGATCGAATTGAAGCGCGAACTATGGGCAGGGATAGCAAAGGCGAACGGGTGGTATAGCGAGCCTTTTTTCGTTCAGGTGTGGGTAGATAAGGAGGGGCAAATTGTGGATAGTGTCTCGTTCGCAGGGCTAGACCGCGACATTATTGAAAGAGCGTAGTGCTTTACTATGGGGGAGAGTGTCGTGTACCCTCTCCCTTGTGGTAGGTCACTACGACCTAACAACAAAGAACGAGGAGGAAAGTAAGTGGAAACACAGGACTACAACGGGTGGACTAACCGCGAGACTTGGGCTTTCAACTTGTGGATAGACAACGATAGAGGGTTACAAGAGATGGCGGAGGATTACGCTCGCACATCTTTAGAAAATCACCGCAACGACAACCCCGAAGAACCCGAAGCAGGGCTATCTTCGGCGGTCTATTGCCTCGAAGAGTCGCTCAAGTATTGGGCGGAGGAGGAACTCTTCACCTTTGAGAGCGTGTCTAACAACGAGGCTCTCTTCAATGTTCTCACAGATATTGGCTCGCTCTATCGTATCAACTACCGCGAGATAGCAGACTCAATGATTTCAGAACTACTACAAGAGGAGCAGGTGGCTAATGTTTGATATCTCTTTGAGTTGGGTGAGTGGCTTCGGACAGGTCATCAGCTACGCCCTGATAATCGGCGCGGTGCTGTGGCTCTTGAGTAAGTGGGAGGTGGGCGAGTAATGAGCAGGGAGTTAGAAGTATTGAGAGAAGAATATAAGAGGGCGGTAGAGAGCCCAATTTTTGATGACCCAAAAGATTACTGCGTGTTGTTAGACCTAATCCAAGACCGCATCAACGAAATCGAAGAGCGTTATGCCAACTACTAGAGAGAGAGGGCGAGTAATGAACGCTTTGAAAGAACTAGATGAGGCTATGACTAGCCTTTGGTATCAGGCAGAAATTAGCGATGAGGCTAAGTTATATTGGAACGACCTAGTGGCAAAACTAAAAGAGGAGGGCAAGTAATGAGTGAGGTCTGCTTAGTATGTAGCGGAACTTATCCGCCTAACAACTCGCTTGTGTGTGACACCTGCGAAGGAAAAGATATTATCGGCGTATATCTTGACGATAGTTTGATATGCGTTCCGTGTAGCACAACAGGCGAGGGGGAGAGGGTGACGGCGGAAGCTGTACCCGATGGCTTCACCTGTGATGAGTGTTTGGAGGTAGTCAATGCGTGAGTATGGAATACGAAAGACAGAAACCTATTATGTCCGAGCCAATTCTGAGGAGGAGGCTAGGGCGTTAGTGGATCAAATGGACAACTCCTATGCGTGGAGTGTCAATGTGGAAGCTATTTGGGCAGGGGCAGAGGAGGAGAACGCTAATGTCTAAGATGAAATATAAATTACCAAAGGGTGTCACGCTAGAGATACTAGACGATGACGCTCACCGAAAAGACCGCCAAGATAGTGCTTTCTATACTTGGTATGACAGTAACAATGTCGCCTACCTTACTTATGAGGACAGGGAATACAGTGTTACCTGCGTAGGTGAGATGCGTATTCACTACAAAAACCAAGTGATTAGATACTGTGACGACTTGGTAAATGCTGGCATAAAGAACGACAAAGACCTAGCCAAGATAGACAAAGCTGGAGGAGAGTGGATCAACAACTCTTGGTTTGAAGTCTATGATGAAATAAATAACGACTACACAGGCGAGGTCTATCACACAGTTCAGGACGCTATTGAAAGCGTGGCTAATTGGATAGTAGATGAGGAGACTGTCAATGCGTGAGTATTCAACCTGCCATATATGTAAAGAGGATAGCCATACCGAAGATATGGTGACAGATATATCGGGAACGCTATATTGCTATGTCTGCTCTGACATCTGCTTAGTCTGCGGTGTCTATCAACACGACTGCGAGGGGGCGAGCGTATGAACTACATCAAGAACGAGAAGGGAAGGTTGGTCTGTTGTTCTTGCGAACGCGACATAATGGAACACCACAAGAGGCGGTGTCCATATGCCTAAGTGTGGCGTGTGTGGGTGGAGCTTCTCAGATAGAACGCTGATGAAGCACGCTGAAACCCCGTGTGGGGAGGAGAGCGAGAAGGCAGGTAGATACCTGCCTGAAATAGATGACTTACTACGACAAGAGGAGGAAAGTAAATGAACGAAGTAATGGAGTGCGCTTGTGTTGATGTCTGTGGTTGGACTAAAGACCATACGCTAGTGAAAGAGGGCGTGTGGTGGGTATGTTCTAATTGTGGAATAGAACTAGCCTACCCTGATGAGAAAGAGCAGTTGATTTCTTTTGACTGCGATACGCACGGCGAAAGGAATTGGATTAGATGAACAAGGAATACTATCAAGCTAAGGCAGACCTATGTCAGAAGCTGGCTATCCAGCAGATGACAGAGGGCAACGCGAAAGAGGCAGGGGCTAACCTGATCCGTATGGTCAATGCCCTGAACGAAATCAACCTAATCAACTACAAGGAGGAGAAGGCAAGTGAGTAATACAATAGAAAGAGAGGCGATGCTTACACACCTAGAGGGGTATCGTAAGTATCTACGCAAGTTACTAAAGCAACAAGACGGAGCAGATACCTCTGTCTATGAGTTTCGAGGCGCGATTAGCGCAGTAAATAATCTCATCAGAGAAGTAAAGAAGGGCGAGGTATGAAACTCATCAACTTTTATGAGGTAATGGACCGCAAAGGAGATATTGCGTGGGGAGGAGCGAGCGTAACCGATGCGGTGGAGTGGTTTAGACGAGGCTTAGATAACTCTATCTTTGTATCAGTGTGGGACGAGAGTAATGGGGAAGACCCCGTGTTAGTCACCGACAAGATAGAAGTTACTGCCCTCGTGCTGGCTACGATTACGAGCGAGAGGGAGAGAGGGCGATGATACTCTTGGGCGTAGTGATAGTCTGTATCCTTGTTTATATTCTAATTGTATGGGAGCATAAGCTCAATGAACGAGATAGATAGAAGGGTGGATACTGCCCTCAGAGAGGCAGTTCGCCAACGCAACTACCGAAGGATAAGAGATCGAGCTTTGTCTAGGCTGAAGAAACTTCACCCTGACGATTACGCTCGACTATTAGAAGAGGAGAGGGCGAGAGATGAAGCTGAAGGCAAGAAGTGGCTGGACATTAGTGGCACTACCCGTACTGACATTAGTCTTCACCTACCTACACATAGACAAGACAGTTCATATAGACCTAAACAAGCCAACACAGATGAGCAGGACGAAGGCAACGTGGGAGGAGAAGAATGAGAACAGGAAGCTGGCAAAGCAATACGCGTGGGTTGCGTTTGGTTGGAGAGGACGAGAATGGACGTGCCTCAACACCCTTTGGACCCGTGAAAGTAGGTTTGACCACTACGCACAGAACCCAACTAGCTCAGCTAGAGGCATCGCTCAGATGCTTGGAGAGAGAAGTCGAGAGCCTTCACTCCAAATACTGCGAGGCTTACGTTACATTGACAAGCGTTATGGATCACCTTGTAAAGCTCTTAGCCATTGGAAAAGGGCTAAGCCTCACCACTACTGAGGAGGATAATGTTTAGATATTGGTTGCTCTTTGGTATGAGAATGGGTTGGATAAGTAAGCCATACTGTATGACCCACGATGGGAACTATGAGTTTATGACAGAGGAAGAGCGTGAGGAGTGGGACGCAGGTGGCGACCCTTGCCATACCGCAATTTCTATATTAGAATAAGGATTACTGATCCCCTTTGACATCAGTAATAAATAACCCCGCAGATCAAGAGTGCTAACTGCGGGGTTATTTTATTTGTCTTTGTCTGTTGAATAGAAGCCTGATCCCCTGAACGAAAGAGGAGGAGAGGACCAGACCCTATTCATCATTTCGCCACACGAGCAGAAGGGGTTGCTCGCTTCAGCGTGGATAGACCTATCAACTTCGGAGGTTAGCTGACAGGTCGGACACTTGTATTCATAAATCACTGATAAGGACTTTCGCCACCAAGATTATTCTGTAATCTGCGTAGAGAGTTCTGACATCTACGATCAGCAGTAGAGGTAGCACACTCTAGGTAGGTAGCTAACTCTTGGAGTGTAAGGTTCTCGTGGTATCTCTTGATGAGAATATCTTTGTCCATCACATCTAGTTTGAGGTACGCCTTCTTGATATCAATGAGCGTGGCGAGCAGGTTGCCACCTTCAGCAGGAGCAGACTGCTTCTTTGGTTGCCCATCGTTGATGAGGTTTTGAGCCTGTTCTAATACTGTGTTATCTACAACGGAGGCGATAACGTGGGGAAGAAGTTGGGCTATGACGACAGTATCGTAGAAGGCTTCATCAGTAAGTTTATATCCGCTACGAGTAGCCTTCTCCCTGCGAGCGTAGCGTTCTGCGTGACGCTTCATCTGCCACGCCATACGCTTCTCGTTGATGACTCGCTGGACTGTGTTCTCTTCCGATAGTAATTGGTTGAAGTGTTCTGCTCGTGAGTAATACCACGACCAGCACTCTTGAACTACATCTTCTCGCTCAACAAAGTTGCGGTATCTACTGAAGATAGTTCTAGCTACGCTAAAGACTATATCAGGAGCTGATGGGTGTGTTTCTGTCATTGGCTCTCTTATTCATCTCTTCTACGTATCGGTCAGCCTTGTCACGTTTCTTTTTAGCGATTTGTTTGCGGCGTTGCTCTGCCTTGTACCACGAATACTTCTCAGTCATTCTTACCTCTGATAATTTGAGCAGCAAGATAGAAAGTTTTAGCACGAACCGCTGTGTCATTGAAGTTGTACTCGTCACTTATCATTGCGTTACGAGCCTCTTGCTCTAAGTTATTAGCAAGTTGATTACGGGTAAACTTCACTATGTATTTATAGTGCTCTATAGGAATCTCATCTCCATTAGGAAATGCGTATGTATTAGTCATTGGGTAGTTCAGGCCACTTCTTATCAAGCACCATAATTGCAATGGCAGAATAGTTCAGCAAGTCTATGAAAGAGTCGCGGAGGGACTCGTTGCTGGGAGAGACTTTGCTATCGAGGAGGTTATTGATGCGAGCCACCTTGTCCCACATCCGCACTCGGAGTCCATTGAGTGGGCCACCTGGACTGTGAGCGATGTTCTTCGGGCCGTAATCGTGATGCTTGCGGATGAGCAGATTTCCTGCTGTGTCAAGGACTCGCCAGATATCTGCGATGAACTCATCATCTACTCTCTTGTTGGTATCAGGCGACAGGTTATCGTACCAGCCTTGTAATCTATCGAGACTATTATCATCCCCATATCCATCAATAATCTGGCTGCCTCTTGGAGATCCTTTTTCTTGCTCACTCACTTTGCTCCTCCTACTAGGTTGGCTGTTGCTTCTTTTCCATTCACCAGATAGAAGTCTGTTATGTCCATACCTGGTGGTAATTGTACGATTTGTGAGTTCGTAACCTCACCTGCGACACGCCTAGAAAACTCTGCTCCTGGGTTGGTGCCATCATCTTTCACATCATTGTCTCCGAGAATATACACAACATCAAAGCCACCGAATAGTTTGGGATAGAAAGGTTTCCACGCCGCTACTCCAGGTACTCCTACTGCTGGTACACCACAGACTGCATCCATAATAATCGCATCGAACTCACCTTCACAGATGACGATGCTCTTGGTTGCAGACATTGTAGCTACAACATTGAACAGGTGAGTCTTCTGTCCTACTGGTGAGCCATACTTTGGCTTGCCATCATCAAGCCTGCGGAACTTGAAACCTACACATAAATCTAAAGCGGTGAAGTAGGGTATGGAAATCCAACCCTCATATCCTTGATGCCCTTCTATCGGATCTGTGATAGTTCCTAATCGGTAGCGAGCTGCTACCTCTTCAGATATTCCACGTCCTGCGAGATAGGCTAGAGCCTCGTCGCTTATTGCCTCCGCGTAATGGTGAGCCGCCTCCTGTAACGATTTCGCCTGCTCTTGCGAGAGCATCTTTGAACCCCACATTCTCTAATTCCATTATGACATTGACTGCATTGCCACCCTTGCCACAGGTGTGACAGTAATACAAGTTGTTGTATGTATCTATGACTGCACTCTTGCGAGAGTCATCGTGCATACAGCAACGCACTGAGACGTTGCGTCCCTCTTTCACTTCTCCTCCGAAGTGTCTTACTACCTCTGCTATGGAGACTGAGTTTGCATCTGAGTTGGTCTTTGACCTCTTCGCACGAACCACCCTGGACCAGTCTTGTGCTGGCATCCGCAGTCTCCTTCACACTTCTCGTGAAACTCTTTGGCTAGGTCAGTCTTACCGATGGTGTTGTGATGACCTGCCCAACTACAGCTACTGCAGATCATCTTACTCCCACTTGCCTAATAGGAAATCAATATTGAATCCTAGAATACGGATAGTCAGTCCGTAGGGAGTTTCATCCCACTCATAAACAGAGACAAGTAGTATCTGTTTCCATAGTGGTTCACAGTCACAAAGACTTACTCCATCAAATCTTACTGGAAAGTATTTACTCATCTGCTTCTGCCTCTTCTTCCTTCTCTTCTACCTCAGTTGGTTCCTCTGGTAGTGGTACATCTTCTGCTGTCCATATCTTGCTCGTTGTTATCTGTCCCTCTGGTACTGGCATCACTTACTCCTATCTTGTAACCATTGGTCTAGGTCTTGGATTACCCAAGCCTTCTCTACTCCGTGTTGTCTGCGTTTGACTATGACGAAGGCTGGTGGGTTGACGGGTAGTCCACGAGCCTTCGCATAGTTGGCTGCCTCAGTCTGAGCTTCTGCCCAGAACTGCGGAAGATTGATTGACTTACGGTTCTTACACTCCAGAATATAGGTCTGACCTGCGATTATGGTAACGATGTCACCTTCATCATTAGATCCCGCCTTGGCTAGGCGCTCAGCAAAGTGTCCAAGTTTCCTCAAGTATTTCATTACATCCGTCTCAAACTTGGAACCCTTTTGCTTATTGTATGAACTCACAAAGCCCTCGCTAAGTTAGAGTTATAGACCATCCTGCCGTAAGCATCAGCGTCAGATATCTGGCAGGTAGCAAAGTTTACGAATAAACCTGCCCAATCCTTGCCATCAACTGAATGCTTTCCGAAACGATTCTTTACGGCTGCAACCCTAAGCGTATGCTCAAACGGGTTGTAACCCAGCGTGAGTATCAGAGCTGGTAGTTGAGATACCTTACCTTGGATTGCTCGTCGGTGCGGTGGCTCAGTCATAGATCCGTACTCAGTCTGTTCTGATACGTGATGCAGAACAACGACACAGGCTTCTGTCTTGCGTGCCATATCGTGTAGCTCCACCATTATCTGGCGTAAGCCTGCCCACTCATTATCAGATTCAGCGATGACATTCATCAGGTTATCTACGACTATCAACTGTGGTGCGATGCCATAGAGTTCAATGTAAGCCTTTACCTCTGCCTCAATATCATCAAGGTTTGGTGATGAATCAAAGACCCACTGTATGTGTGATATAGCCTGTAGATTTTCTTCATAAGCATCAGGGTTGATACTCATTTGATTCTCTACAGTTTCTTGGGTGTGACCTGCTAGATGTGCTGCAGCACGCAACATCACCGTAGCAGTATCGGTATCTGCAGAAAAGAACAGAGTAGGCACCTTGGCCTTGATAGCGTACACAAGAGCGAACATAGACTTTCCAGCGTTAGGTGCAGCGGCAACCATACACACTTGACCACGCCGAAACTTTATGCCTTTAGTATCTAAGTCTTTCCACACAGTCGGAAGTGGCTGCGCCAATGTATGGGCAGTCTTCCAAGCGCGGTCTAACCTAAGCACTTTCCTCCCGTCGTAAAACTATTCTTCTTTGTTTTCTTATCTGCTTTCGATGTGCCTCTGTAAGGCCACCCCAGATTCCGTAACGCTCGTTATGGATACCCCATTCTGCACACTCAGCTTGATGGATACAGTTGTTACATATACTTCGAGCGAAGTGCGTTTCAGGCTTGCTTCCTTGCCCTGGTTCTGGAAACCAGAAGTCGCTACCTGATTGAGCGCAGAGAGGATCCTCGAATTCACGAGGCTCTCGCATTGGGTCATCGGACCCAGATAGTTTGGCACTTATCTGTAGCACCCTTTGGTGCGCTACACATATAACCTTTCCAAGGACCCTTAGCGCTTACGCCTTCTTTGTAAGCCATCGGTCCGTGCTTACAGAAGTTACCTGACCCAACAGGAGCAATAGTTGGTGCAGGCGCAGATGCTACTGGCGCAGCACTTGGTACGGGCGCAGCAACTCTAGCGCCTGAGAATGATTGGCTAACGCTTCCAATGAGGGCAGAAAAGTCCTGCGCTGTTGATAACAGCGCCTCAAGTTCTTCCTTATTCGCAGCGTACAAATTGATAAGAGTTCCATCTGGTGCTTTGAAATTCACCTGAAACTTTGTTGACTCTGGTGCAGCCATTATTTGTCTCCAGTCTTTTTGATGGAAAGCCTTGCGCTTTCCTTCCCTTGTTTCATCGGCACGAAGCCTAGTGCTTTCTCCACTGCTTCCTTGTCGATGGTATTACTCTGAACAGTAGACCACTTGATCTCGTATCCAGTAGTAGTAACTCCAGTTTTACCAAGCAACTTATCGCGTAGTGCTTGTTTCTTTTCTTCTAATGTTTTTATTTCGGTGTCTATCTGCGTGTAATGCAGTGCATCCATCGCAGCTTCAAAGTCATCAAGCTGAGGTAACTCAGACTTGGTAAGTCCTTTTTTTATACCAACGCATCCCATCTCACCAGAGGCATCATAGAATTTGCAGTAGCTCTGACAGTAGCTCTCGTGCCTTTCGGGCGCAGGAGCGTCAGTCATAGTCCGAATCGCTGCTAACCAATTCAGAGCCTCTAGTGCGATGGCCTCGTCATATGGCTCGGAGTGAACAAGAATATCTCGCTCATCTCCGTCACGAGGTATAGCTACTAGGTTCACGTTCTGGACCTTCCCCAAGCCAGACTTAGAGATCAGGTAGCCATAGACTTGTACTTGCCAGCGTTGCTGTTCTGACGGAAAGTAAGAAAGGTTCTTGACTTTCGTAGTCTTCCAGTCAACGACATCCCCTGTCCCAGGAATGAAGCAATCAACGTGGGCCTTCATACCGTCAAACTCAACGGTCTTCTCCAGAAGGACCTCTTGATTCTCTGCAAGTGCATTCTCTATTGCAGCGTGAATGGCAGTCCCCATAATCGCTGCGAGTTTTATCTCGTTGTCATTGGTTTCAGGTTGACCATTCAACCGATACCACACCTTGCGTCTACATCCACCGAGTTCTGATGGACCGATTTGAACTTGCGTGGACCTGCCGCGCTTGTTCTCTTTCTCGTGAAGAGCCTTTACAAGTAGTTCTTTGATATCCATATCAAGCCCCTGAGATATATTCGCGTGTGAACCAACGAGTCAATGTTACATTGAAAAACAAAAAGTTCAACTGAAACACTTTTGCTCTCCTAATATTTGTCGGATACATATAGATGATGTAGTAATCAAAACCCAGAGCAAAGTTCTCTAGGGTATGTTTGTTCACGTGAAGGGTGAACGATTTGAAATCTTTATACATTACAGCTCCCGTCTCTGAGTAACTAATTGAATCGGAGGACAGGTATTGATGTCAAGCATCGAGGCTATCTGAACGGCTTTCTCGGCGTGTTGGTCTACATTGCCCATAGTGAGACGGCCCACGCGGTCATAAAGATAACCAAGAGCAAACTGCCCACCACTACCAAGTCCATAAATATTGGCGGACGACTGGATGAACGAGAGGTCCGTCGCAATATGGAAGAGGTTGCCATCAAACGAAACAAGGTAGTCGAACCCTGCGTCTTTTTCTTTTGTCGATTCATACGGATCATATCCATTCTCCTTGAACGCCGTGATGATGGATGGCATTACCTTGGTACCCATCCACTGAACAGGGTTAGCTCCTTTGTATACAGGTGGTTTCCAGTTGTAGGCAAGGATGTCACCAGGACGTGAGTCACCTGTGATACCTAGCAGGTACTTACCGACGTGAATTATTTTCGGAGTGGATGTGCTAACGGTCCTCAAGTTATCTTCGGTAATCTGAGAATCTGCAGCTAATACAACTCGATCTTCGAGTTGCACACCAACCAATGTTGTCATAGCGGAACTATACATCTCTCGGCGTGTCGTCGCGGTAGCGACACACCAGTTCATTACAATATGAGCCGTTAGGCGAATTACAGTAGCGGCCCTCACGGGCCGATAGGAGTGAGGCAATGCTGCTCCGTCTACTTCGGCTGCTGAAATATAGCCAAGACATCCCACCAATTCAAGCCTCTGACCTCCGCGATGTAGGTCCAACCCACCAGTGTGTCTGTGGTTGTACCGTGTTCAACACGTATGTCCAATTTGAGAACTATGAGATAGTTTGGTATGCCCTTGATGTACAATGTGCTAATTGTGGAAACCTTTTGAAGGCGCCCTGTCCGATAGATAATCCAGAGGCGCAATGAACGAAAAAGAACTCTTTGATTATCTAAAAGACAGCAAGTTCCCCGACCTAATCAAGAGTGAAGGAACCTTCGACTCCTTCGACTGCATCTCTGATGAGTTCGGTTTCTACATAGAACTCAAGTGCAGACATACCCACTACCCAGAACTACTGATAGAGAAATCTAAATACGACAGGCTCTTACTAGAGGCTAAGTACCGTAACCTTGAGCCTTGGTATATCAACTCTACGCCTGCTGGTAAGTGGGCCTTTGATCTCTTCAAAGTACCAGAACCTGTCTGGTCTGAGCGCTGGATGCCAGCTACCACAGAATTCAAGGACACTCGCAAGATACGCAAGGTTGTCGGGTTCATCCATACCGACTACGGAGTTTCCGTATAAATGCAAAAAGAGGCCCCATCACCTTTCGGTGACAGGGCCTTTCCTCGCAGTTTTCTCTACAAACTACTTACGTCCGAACTCCTTGGCAGATGAATCTAGCCACTTCAATACAGGACCAAGGAATCCTGCAAGTGCTGCAGTTCCAAGAGTCTTGATGTCAGTCTCGCCTGCTAGGTACAGAGCGATAGCAGCAGATGCTGCAGCGCGGAACCAGGTAAGCGATACCTGCTTGAGTTGTTCTTTCATTAGTCCTCCTTCGGACTTGATACTTCCTTCTTTTTAGGCTTCGGTGTGACCTTAGCCTTCACCTTAGCCAAGGGCTTAGGTGTTCCCAACCAAGGGAACCAAGGACTTGTATCCTTAGCACATTCTTCCTTGATGGAAATATGCAGATGTTTGACGTGTTTATTTGGTCCCGTATAAACGCGGTCCCCGCGTTCTGCAGACCAGATACGTCCACTGAAGATCAGATATGAGACTCTCTTGTCTGCCTTGAGTTTCTCGTAGATATCACCGCAATCAATCCCATTATGTGGGTCGTGAGTCAAGTCCACTGCGTGACCTGTGTTGTGGTCAGAGTTAGGGTTTTGGTGTATGTGCGCCTTGCTTGGTAGTAGGCCATCCGATGCTTTCTTGCGCTTGGGAACAAGCGCAGTTGCCTGCCGTAGAACGGCAACAGCGGCAGGTGTTGCACTCTTTGCAAGTGGTTTCATTCGTCACTTCCTCAATGCTTCCTTGACTAGATCGGTTAGTAAATCTACTTTTTCTTCCAAGGCATTTACCTTGTCCTTGATAGATGAGCCGCCATTGGGCTTGAGTTCCATAAGAAATGTTTTGACTAGCCACCGCAATCCCATTAGCAGGGTTGAGGCTATTCCTAGAATGGTGGCAACAAGCATTGCCCAATCGGTAGGGGTCATTTACTGGCTCCTTATACGGATCTAATAGTTGCAATAAGAACTCCACCAAAACCAGTGAAGCGCTTATCTGTAGGTGTTTTGTTGATGAAATCTAACTCTTCGATGAGTCCAAGGAATGATTCTCCTGTGCGGAAGTCTTCGATACGGATGGTATCGCCATTGTTTTCAATAGACTCAAGAGCCTGCATACGCTGCCAAGCAGAGCCTTCGTATCCAATCTCTACTCCGAACTTATCTGACTCGTGGTCATAGCAGAATAGCGGGTACTGAATCAAGCGCTGACGTGGGATTGCAGGTAGCGACTTGACTTGGTAACCAGTAAACAATGGTCCACTTGTGATGTCACTTGTTGATGGAGTAATCACAAACTTGAACGCTAGGTATTCCTGCGGGATGTTTGGATATGGCACGCCAGTTTCAGTAACGTCCGAACCTTGTGGGTAGTTACCGATTGTGTACTCGGTATCATCTGCTGTAACAGACTTGACCACTAAGCCACCATCGGTGGCAATGAAGCGAGGAAATACCAGCTTGAATATCTTTGGCTCTAGTGTGTTATAGCGGATATAACCAGTCTGGATATACCCTTCCCATACTAGGTCAGTATCAGATTCAACATAGACGTGACCATCGGTACCGTTGTTATTGGTGGTAAAAGCAAGTCTGTCTGTTCCATTGATGAAAGCACAGGCAGTTGTATAGCGCCCTGTGACACGATCAAATTCGCTTTCTGGATAGTAATAAGTATCCCAAGCGTAAGGAAATACAAGCGGAGCAATCTGTGTGCCAAGGTCAATGCGTGTGGTACCAGGAGCGCCATCTACGTTAGTAGCGCACCAGACATACTTGTCACGAGCAGCAAAGTCATAGACTGGTTGCTCCGATTCAAAGACCAATGGTCCATAGGCTATAGATCCGTCATCGGATACTGCCGCTACTCGAACACCTTTATCTGTACCAATGAGCATATAGCCAAGGTAGTAATAGATACGGAAGATGCGCTCGCCAACAGGCATCTCAGCAGCAGTGATAGCGCTGGTCAAAGTAGGCATAGCACCTGCGGTAGTCAGTGTGAACTTCTGGATATTGGATTGACCGCCTGAGTAGCCAGCCAAATAAATAGCAGCACCGCTAGATGTAATGCTGGTGTATACAAAGTTATCTACTGGGTGGGTATAGACCAGCGTTCCTCCGCCAGCACCTGTCAAGGCAGTTGCGTTTGTAGGAATCTCATAGACTCCATTATTGATAACGGCAACAATACGCTCTTTAGTAAACTCAAGGACTGCATTGTTGACAATGACAGATGAGGTCTTCCACATCAAGGTCGGTGATACAGTGGCATCATCATTGAGTAACTTCTTGTACATAGCAGTACGGTCAGTTCCAGAATCATCAATGAGTGATATCCAGTAGGCATAGACTCCATCATCACAGACTGCGTAGATTCGATAGGCACCTACTACTGCATAGTCTTGGAAGTGTGTGTCATTACTAATGACAGTACCTGTGGCTGCAGTAGAGGTTACATTGGTGGCAGTTTTAGCATAGGAGAAAGTGGTGCTAGTGACTGCGGTAATTGTGTATGAGCCATTGAATGTGGCATCTACTCCACTGACTTCTGCTGTCATACCTACAGCCATTCCGTGAGCAGCCGCAGTTGTTAGGGTTGCCACGTTAGATGTCAAAGCCTTGTTGGTAATGGTTGCAGTAATGGTTGGATAAATCTTGTTCAGGTCATAGCCGTCAAGCAATAAGCATCCGTCATAGGTGTTACCACTCTTGGTCCACTTGATGGATCGCAGGAATTGTCCTGGTCTGCCATTGCTATAGATAGTGTTGGTAGTGTTATGGCCTTGGGCTACGTCGTAGATTAGAGTTGCCTGACCTTTGGTCCAGACATCTACACCCTTGGACTCCTTGTACTGGAAGCGTAGCGACTCATCTTGAGCAGGCTCGAAGTACTTGATGCCCTGACCTAGATGAAAGGATGACTGGGATCTGAACCACCAACCAGTGAGTGACTGCTCTCCAGCTTCACGGGTCTGGTCATACTGCTGCTTGCGATACTGAGCAGTGACGCGGCGATACGGAGTATCGTCAGAGGTAGCCAAGAAGAATGGTTGTCCACCGATAGCAATGTCATACGCCTCACCAGTAGATGAGTAGTTGATTGCTCCAACTGGGTTGGATAGTACATAGGGAATACCTTCTGTGATGTCATCGCCATAGGGGGCCAAAGACTTACTCCTTACTTAGAGAGTGCTGCGATTTCTTCTGCGGTCAAACCAAGTGCTGCCAGTTTCGCTTCGGCTGCTGCTTTTGCTTGAGCCTTGGCTGCTTCTTCTGCTTCACGTGCTACTTGCTCTGCTTCCCAGGCTAGGCGGCTTTCTTCCATCTGTGCAATTTCAGCGTCAGTCAATTCAATGATTGTCTCTTCGCCTGTCTCGCAGTTGATTTCCACTTTAGTTGGTTTTGTCATTATTGCTCCTTAGTTTTTCTTGATTCCATATAGATAAAAAGTTGAATCTGCAATAATACTAGCTCCAAATGTTGGATAAAAATCAATTCTACTTATTGTAGATGTAGGAATAAACTGTCCAGCAGTTCTTGTAATATACCAGTTGGTGCTTGAATCACTTTCAGATGCAGTAAACATTGTCATAGGTTTACTGGTGGCCGATGTATAATTTGGTATATAAATCTCACCAGATGAAAAAGCGTTAGTAGTAGCGGTAACAGCAGTAGCCGCTACGTGTACAATATCACTTGTATTTGCTCCTCTACTTGTGCCTGCAGAGGTTGATGAAGCGTTGAGTTGTGTATAGCTGTAATTATTGACCGTTGTAACATTGTTCAATCTAAGCGAAAATTGATCATAGGGCCATCCAGAACGATTTGTTCTTGCTGACCAACGCAATACAAGGTCTGTATATGTTGATGGTATTGAATTGAAAGTAATTGTTGCTTGATTTGAACTTAGTGTTGTGCTTGCGATATTGATATAAGTGATTGGCATTTACGTTTCCTATGCTCTGAGGATTCCGTATAAAGTAAATGTTGAGCCAGCGACCCAGGTAGTAGTATTATCTTCAATGGTGAATTGAATTGAAGAAATTGCAGCAGTTGTCTGTGCCAGTAGAACTTCTGAAGAAATTGCTCCAGAGCCATTTCGGTCACCTGCAAAGTCAACTAGTGCTATCTTATTTGCTGCGGTTGATGAATAATTCATAAAGTCAAACGACATATACGTCTGATTGAGATTAGTAAAGCTATAAGCTGGAATGTTCCAAAAATCTCGACCTTGTTGTGCTCCAGTTGATGCAGCATTACCATCTCCACTGAGTCGCCTGAAACTATATATAAAACTAGTATTATTATTGATACGCATAATCATTTGACCTGCTTGCGTCCAACTACCAATAATTACGGCACGAAGGTCCGTGTAACTTTGTGAGATGGAACTAAAATTGACTGAATTGAAACCACCTGAAACAGTAGTAGTTGCAATAGCATCGTAAGTTGCTGGCATTGATTATCCCCTAATTCCATAAAGAGCGATTACTGTTCCAGTATTGAAGGTTGTTGAAGTTGCCGTTACGGTAATTGTTGAAATCGCAGCAGTAGAATTGAATAAACTTGATGCTGATGATATACCAGTTAGGGTATTTGCGGAATCTCCAACGCCAGTAGTGCTTTTGATTGTCTTTAGTTTACTAGTTGAGGTATAATCAACTAGGTCAATAATTGCTCCAACTACAGCAGTTGTCGGAGGGTTTGCATAGGTAACCAACTGGATATTAGAATTGGAAACGCCAACTCCAGAAACCCAAACAGTTCCGCTAAAACCTTCTACGCTATGCTGAGAATAAGAGGCAGTAGTGACATTATTTAGCGTAAGGTTGATATTTCTTTGACCAGCACCAGTGTGTCGGCAATACATACGAAGTTGTAGTGACTTATATGTTTGTGGGATTGAACTAAAAGTAACAGTACCAGTACCACTCGGCACTGATGATGCAATACTGTCAAACGAAGTAGGCACAGCAGGCGTTACGCTGTTAGACGCAGCAGATGCAGTAGATGTACCATTGGCGTTTGTAGCTGTAACTGTAAATGTATAGGCCGTTCCAGCGGTGAGTCCAGACACAGTAATAGGCGACGATGCTGAAGATCCAGTAATAGAACTTGGGCTGGATGTGGCAGTATATGTTGATACTGCTTTACCGCCAGTAGCATTACCTGTAAACGCAACAGAAACGCTAGTACCAGTACCTAAATCTGTAGCAGTGCCGATTGTTGGTGCTTGAGGAACTGTAGTTGCAAGAATGCTATTGGATGCAGCAGAAGCCGCACTTTGTCCGATAGCGTTTGTTGCCCTGACCGTAAACGTGTAATTAGTATTTGACTGTAATCCAGCAACAGTAATAGGACTAGAAGATCCTGTACCTGTATATCCACCAGGGCTTGAGGTAACAGTGTAGCCAGTAATAGGCAAGCCACCCGTCCACGTAGGTGCAGTAAAGGTAACTGTTGCAGCTCCGTTGTTGAAAGCACGACCAGTGCCTACATCGGTAGCAGTGCCGATTGTTGGTGCATTAGGTACTTCACGAGATGATGATGCTACTACTCCAAGGATTCTCATTAGGCTGCCAAATCTCCTATTAGTAACCAAGTATTTGATGTTAGTTTGATAAGAGTTCCAGATGAATACTGTGTGCGAAGGCTCAAGAATGAGTCTGCTGAATAAACAGATACTCCTGCAGCGCCAGCAACTGTAACTTTACCTGCTCCCATTTGAGCCAAGGTAATCTGAGTTCCTACTGGGAATCCAATAGATGCGTTAGTTGGAACAGTAACAGTAATTGGTGAGCCATTAGTAAGCGTTACCACGTCTCCAGCATCAGAGGCAGCAAGAGTGTATGTAGTACCAGTCTGAGCATTGAGAGGTAGTGTTTCGTTGAGTCCAGACTGGAAAGCATTGAGATCGTCTGAAGTTAGAACGTGCTTGACTGTAGCACCACTTGAATGAGAAACAGCACTTGTTCCAGCTCTACCACGAACTACAGTAAATGTATCAGAGGCTGCGGCAGTAATGAAGACAATTTCTTCATTAGCAGTATCTGGATCGATTGCTACTGTGAACTGGTCAACAGCCCCCACAGCCAGAGTCACGCCACCAAGAAGTGCCGCACCTGTACCAGAGGAGACAGTCATTGTTGTATCACCGCTAGATATCGGTGCTGCCAGCGTGGTCTGAACGCTGATGCTAGAAAATAGACGTGTCATTGGCTTTCCTTACTTGGTGTAGTGGATACGAATTGGATACTTGTCAGCTAACTTCAATGCTTCGTCATTGAGTCTCTGCTGGAATAAAGCAAAGACATAACGAGAAGCAGAAGCACCAGAGTTGTATGGGTTCTTGGTGTCATTGAGGTCAGCCTCAGCGCTGGATAGATTGATACGACCAGCGTCAACGAATGATAGAAGTCTGTAGCAGGCACCTAGGACTGTTACATCGTATGTGCTGGCTGGCAATCCTGTGACATCTTCGTAGTCATCTGTGCTGGCATCAAGGGTATTAGGTTCTGTTGTGTACCAGACCTGCACTGTTCTACCAGGCTGAATATTCTCATAGATATTGACTGTGACATTGGTGTTGAATGTTGCGGCATTAGCCATACCATCAATTCGCCAACGGTTGATAGGTAGCCATTCTTGGCTTGAGCCTGTGGTCTGCCACGACATAAACAGAACTGTTTCACAATCATCTGGAAGTGCATAGGTAGTCTGAGATGCGTTGAAAGTAAAGGTTGTTGAACTTACTGCCCATAGTTTCGGGTAGTAACTGTTGATAGTGTCATTGATAGCCTTCTTGATGCTTACTTTAGGGAAGGTAGGAGCTAAGGTAACTGGGGCATATTGGCTGTGTGGTGAGGCTGTGGTGCCTTGGTATCCACGACCAAAGCCTGGGATAACATTGAGTGTATTGCTTGCTTTATCAAAGGAATCAATCCAAATCAATTCGTCGTCAATCTCAATGGTGCCTTTGGCAAGATTGGATTGCGAACCGACCTGTATCTGAGTTGACGTTGTAGTCAAGCCATTAGCGTTAGCAACGTAAGTGATGCGATCTTGACGGAGTGTGTAACCTTGTAGGTTACTCTTTACCTCGTCTATCATCTCGGACAGTGTTGGCATTGTTTCCTTCCGTGTACCAGCCGTCTCCCCACAGGGTTAGTAGCCTGTTGAAGTATTTTTCGTATTGCTTCGCAATAACATCTACGGAGTAAAGCGATACAGCCCTATCCCTAATTGCCTTGCGGTCTAGATTCTTGACGTTCTGTGTCGCCAAGATGAACTCTTCTACGTTACGGCATCTAAAGCCTGTAACGCCCTCTACTACAGTTTCAGTAAATGCACCCCAGTCTGTAGTAATAACTGGAGTTCCGCAGGCTTGTGACTCAATGTTCACATTGCCAAAAGGTTCTATGTACAGAGTAGGTACAAATGTCGCAATGGCATTACCCATCAACTCTGCTCGTTGTTCAGGCCCTACTGTGCCTATGTATTCACCATAGTTCGGGATGTGCTCCCCTGGACCCGCCATAATCAACTTAGCACCAATGGTCTTGCAGATATGTGCTGCAATGTCCACGCCCTTGCGTGGAATCATTCGACCAATGTAAAGGTAATAGTCGCCTTTACCTTCGCCTAGCGGGAACATCTCAGGATCTAAGTAACCTGGAATCACCGCATCAAAGAAACTGCCATCTACTGTGGCTGCATCTTTGTGCTGTGCATAAACGCTGTGCATCCAAGCGTAGGATTCAAAGACTCGGTAGTTAGAAAATACTCCAGAGTATCCAACGCCAAACTCTACTGTCATCATATGTGGCAGAGCTAGAGCAATCGGCTGATGTGAGCCACCTGCGATAACGCAGATGAAGTCTTGCTTCTCTGCTCGCTTGCGGATTTCTGCAACAACCTTCTTGTTGAACTTCTCCCAGTGAGGCAGTCTGTAATTGAACGGTGCCTCTACATATGGCTTGTTACCTACCACGATACGTCGTTGCGTCTCAGTGATGCAGGTAATCAGTTCATCTACATCGGCTTCATTCTCTTCGCCAGCATAGAGATAAACTGTATGACCTAGACTTTTCATCATATTACAGAAGCGCCTAACCTTTTCGGTATAGGCGCAACCTGCAAATGCTTTAGTTACTTGGGTATGTGGTAGTGCTACGACGTGGAATCTCATACCACAATCGTATCAAATTGTCTACGCTGACAAGTCTCCTACGGCTACCCACGTGTCGGTTCCACGCTTGATAAGGGTTGCTGAGGACCACTGTGCTCTGAGTTTGAGACCAGGCGTAGCGTTGATAGTAACGCCACCTGTAGCCACAATCGTTGTCTGACCAGCGCCAGTTTGAAGGATGCTGATTTGAGTTCCGATAGGGAACGCAACAGATGAGTTGAGTGGAACTGTCAGGTTATTAGCAGAAGCATTACTGATTTCTACTAACTTGGAAGCATCTGCCAGAACTAAGGTATATGAGACTGTTTGAGAGTTGAGAGTAAGAGTTGGGTCGCCGTTAGGACCAGTAGGTCCAGTCGGACCTGTCGGTCCAGTTGCACCAGCGGGGCCTGTTGCTCCTACAGGACCAGTTGCTCCTGTGGCTCCAACGGCTCCTGCAGATCCTGCGGGTCCCGTAGGTCCAGTTGCGCCAGTTGGTCCAACGTCTCCAGTTGCGCCGACAGGACCAGTAGCCCCAATAGGACCAGTGGGACCAGTAGCACCAGTAGGGCCAATATCACCTGTAACACCTTGTACTCCTTGTGGACCAGTGGGTCCTGTAGCACCAATAGGACCAGTCGGTCCAGTAACACCCTGTGGTCCAGTAGGACCAGTCGCACCGATAGGGCCAGTAGGTCCGACGATGCCCTTAGATACGATTACTAAAATTAGATTTGCATTATTAGAAAAGCCTGTAGTTCCAGTTCCACCAGATGCAAGAAGTGTTACTGGTACCTCTACATAATCATTCGGGAAGATTGTGATAGCAGATGAGACTTCCCACTTTTGATAGTTATTAGAGTTACCGCTATCTTGGATAACAAGAATATCGCCAACGCTCAGTAACGCAAGGAATACATCAACGTCAATACTGTCAGCATTGATATGATCGATATTGATTTGAGTTGCCGAAGTCTGAGTAGCGTTATTCCAAAGCAGGAATGTATCTCCTGGTGAACCGCTTGTGGCGGTTGTCTTAGCGATGTAATCGTAGTAACTAGAGGACTGTCCGTCTGCTCCTGTAGGTCCAGTAGCACCTGTAGCACCTACTGGTCCAGTGGCTCCAGAAGGCCCTGTAGGGCCTGTAGCACCGATTGGGCCTGTAGCACCCTCTGGCCCTGTTGGTCCCGTCGCTCCGACGGGTCCTGTGGCTCCTATAGGGCCTGTAGCACCTGTATCACCAGTTACGCCTTGCGGTCCTGTAGCACCAACTGGTCCTGTCGGTCCAGTCGCTCCCGTGTCGCCTGTAATTCCTTGAGGTCCCGTAGCACCTGTTGCTCCCGTTGGACCCGTATCTCCTGTAACGCCTTGTGGTCCTGTTGCCCCTGTCGCGCCAATAGGACCTGTTGGTCCCGTCGCGCCAGTCGGACCAGTAATTCCAACATCACCTGTTGCTCCTGTCGGTCCTGTTGCCCCTGTCGGGCCAGTAGCGCCAGAAGGTCCAGTAGGACCTGTGGCACCAGTAGGTCCTGTCGGACCTGTAGGACCAGCAATACCTTGACCGCCTTGCGGTCCTTGATCGTTTGATAACTCTACCGCTACTTGCGGTGTGATGGACTCAATGACAATGATTGTTGTGGTCACGATGTAGTCACTGCTCCTGTCACTATGAACTTACCTTCAAGGATTCTTGTTACTGTAGAACCAGAATCTAAAACTAAATCGTATGAATAACGGGCAGCCGATATTGCCCCTGTTATTGTTGAACTAAGCGTCACTGTAACTCTGCCATTAGGTGCATCAAAGGTCATTCGACCATTGGCAGTAGATGCTACGACAGTGGTTGTAGATGCGCCTACGAATGGGCGTACTGTCATTGTTCCTGTGTAACCTGCTAGGCTCCAAGGAGTACCATCATTGGTAATCTGGAACTGAAAAGTAAATGTAGTTGCTTGGTCGCAAACAAGATTATATTTAGCACTCATCAGGAGGACACTCCTCTGAGAGCCTGCGCTGCAGCCAGTCCAGAAGTAGAAGCGAGCTGGTTACATACCCCAGTAAAATCAAGCCACTTACTCTTATCAGTGTTGCCAGCAATTTGATTCAGCACTCCTACTGTGTCTGTAACTGTAGTGGTCACTGTACGAGCCGTAGCCCATTGCTGGGCTGCTAATGCCATATCAACCATATCGCTCATCAAGCGATAGGTGCCGCCATTGGCTAGACGATTGAGTTCGTCATTGAGCGTTGTGCCGTAAACTCCTAGTGCCACTTATGTCTCCTACTTCTTTTTCTTTGCTACTGCTGCGTTATCTACCAGATTCGGATATGGACGACCTGCTGCTTTAGCGCGTTTCTTTGCTGCGGTCTTCTGTGCTGGTGTTAGTTTCTTAGATGTTTTCTTAGGATTCTTTGTATCCCAAAATGCTTTCTTCTTCACCACTTCACCTTATCTGCCCAATATGCGGCGCTCATCTTGCCTTTAGCAATGTTCTTTGCGTGACGTGCCTTGAATGACTTTTGCCGTTTCGTAGGCTGTCTATCGCCTGTTACGCCTTGTTGTCCGAATCGGATTGTCTTGACTTGACTTCCCTCTTTGGCAACGACGACGTGGCTCTTAGTTGGGTGAGAAGGCGTACGCTTGGGTTTGTTGAAGCCCGCAACGCCAGCTCTTGCAAGACGCGGATCACGCTTTGATTTTCTTTCCATACTCTCCATACTTTCCTAGCACAGCGCGAACTGTGCCATTCTTGTTGAGTCTGACGACCATCCCGTCTTTGATAACTACAGAGTTGAACTTCTCACGTCGGCGGTATTGACCCGACGACATTACTTCTTCTTTGCCTTCTTCTTAGCCTTGGACATTCCTGCTTCAGAAAGAGCGATGGCAATAGCCTGCTTCTTGGACTTTACTACTGGTCCCTTTTTACCTGAGTGAAGGGTTCCACCCTTGAACTCACGCATTACTTTGGCAACCTTCTTAGCGCCTTTTGCTTTCTTCATTATTTGCCCTGCTTTGGTGCTGGCTTACCCATTGCCCCTGACATCAATTTGTCATAGGTCATAAACGGCTTATCATTGGTATCGCTAGGCCAAGGTAGGAAGTCTTCTTCCATCTCGTACTGCTTTGGGTCATTTGCTGGCATTTTAGTTCTCCTTGAGAGTCATTGTATTTCCATCAAAAGCCTTACCGCTTTCGTTGGAAAACTTCATTGCGGCATCTATATCTTTTTGCTTGGTGGAGATTGGTTCGACTCCCTGACGTACCGCGTCGTAATAGGAGTTTACTTCTTTGTCCCATTTGATTTCTTTACTTTTATCCCAGTGTTGCCGAGTAGGGAAGCACCCTGCAAAGTTAGGCATATTGATTGCTCTGACCATCTCGTTATCACAGGTAGGGCAAATCTCTTTTCTTTCATATTCTGCGTAAGACTTAGATATTTCTTCTTGTACTTCGCAGGTCTGGCAAATGTAATCGTATCTAGGCATAGTTACACAATCGGTGTTAGGTAGTCGGAATAGCCTGCATCAATAAAGATTTGGGCTTCTTGGTCACTAATAATAGATTCAGTTCCGCCAAGATAATAGGAGTCAGCAGCAGCCAGTGTGTCTTGGCTTGGTGTCTGCTCTACAGTCACTGTCGTTCCATTGACGATGAATGTATAGCCACGTGGGATATCTGTCAGGTATGGGTTAGTAGTTCCAGTAATTGAACCGCCAGTAATAGGCTTACCAGCAAGGCGTGAGTATGGATCGTAGGTGTTATATCCTGCGCCCCAAGTTTCCCAACGCCAAGGTGTTGTCAATCTGTAACTCATCTTTTCCTTTCCTAATTTATTCACCACCAAGCAGGGTTGCCCCTGCTTGATAGACAACAAACTAGTTGATTGTTGTTGCAGTCTCGATGCGGTATAGAGCCGCTTCACGGAGACGGTTCCAGCCAGCGAAGGTGTACCAGCCGATGGTGCGGAAACGACGGAGTGCGTCGATTTCTGGACCGATAACGACTGAAGTATCCTGAGCAAGGGCTTCAGCAAGTGCTTCACGACCAGCGACAACTGCGCTGTATACGTTTACGGAAGCAGAATTTACTGCGGATGGAACGCGTGGTGTCTCAACGATGTAAGCACCTTCCAACGCTCCGACTGCACCAGCGACGAACGGGGTGCGCTCGACGTATTTGGTGAGTTCCTGGAATCCACCAGTTCCCGCTTCAGCGCGGAGATCCGCAGACTGACGTGGGTGGAGGTATGCAGCATAAAGTTCGCCAATACGAGGAACTGCCTTGTTGGTACGGAGTTGAACAACAGCCTTACGAATAAGAGCAGTTGTCATTGTTCCAGAGGAAGTAACTGTGTTAGGGCTTGATGCTGTGCCACCGTAAAGAACGTTTGAACCGCCAGTCAAAACGCCTGCTACAACTGTGTCGATAGAATCGGCAGCGTTGTAAGCAATGATATCAGCAAGTGCTGCATCTACGTCGTTGAAAGAAGTGAGGTTCAACTTCTTGGTGGTTGTTACGGCTGAGCCGTATTCATTGAGTGTAACAGTAACCTGATTTGGGTTACCAAGTGCGATTGAGGAAACATCAGAAGTTTCTGTCAAAGTACCAGTCGCTGTTGCGAGATCTGAGTAGATGGAGAATACAACTGACGAACCTGGCATTGCTTGCTGTACTGGCTTTACATCAGCCAACGCACGCATCACAGGGATGGAGCGAAGAGCCATACGAACATACTGATCGTACGCACTCTGTACAAGGTTTTGCATTGACGAAACTTGCGTCAACGTACCTGTAGGGACTGCCATTTACTTGCCTTTCGGTTAGGTTCGAATTAGAGTCCAGACTGTCTAATGATTTCATCCAACTCTTCGCGGCTATTAGCGTTCATCAAACGACGATGAATGTCTGCTTGGAACTCAGGAGTAGCTCCCTGTTCTACAGCATTGGTCATCCGTTGATAAGCCTTAGCCTGTGCTGGGTCAACATTAGGTGTTGCCTGGTTTGCCTGAGTCTCTACACCGAATACATCGGCGTAATTCTCAAGCCATTTTGATACAGACTCCTCAGTTGGGTCTATATCCTGTGGGATAAACGCTGCAATTTTGCTGTTTACCCCGCGACTAGCGAGGGCATCTTTGATTGCTCGTTCTCTGTTTGCTTTTGCAAGTGACTCATACTGCGCCTTTAGTTCGGCGAGTTCTTTGTCTTTTTGCTTTGTTGCTTTACGCAACTGCTTGACGAGATCATTACTGGTATCAGTATCAAAGTCGTCGTCTTCGTAGTCGTAGTTGGACATAGGTCCTTCTCCCTTGTTAGTTGGTTTCGTAGACCTCATACAGATTCGGGGACTTTCTGTATGGCTTCTACTACTGGTGTTTGTGTCGCTCTAACGGGCCAGTCGTTCCGTTAGCAGGCTTAGAATTGACCAGCTCTCTCGCGCCCTAGCGCTGTGCCAGCCATACCGCTTGTGCCAGAGAATGATGCTTGCTCAAGCGCTGTTAGTTTCCTACGCTGCTTGGCTGCCTCTGTTGAACCAGAAAGTCCAAAGACTTCCTGCTCTGCGGTTGTTTGTGTGTATTCGGGTTGTCCATAAATAGAAGCGAGTTGACCGCCTCGTGGAAGAATATCTGCGATTGTTTGGAAACCTTGTTGTGCTTGCTCCTTGGTAACTCCATAGGATGCAAGTTCTGTTGCACGCTCAAGACCTGTTGCAAGGCCAGCAATCTTTGCGCCTGCTCCGATTTCAGCAGCAGTAATCTTGCGTTTGAGTTCTGGCAATGCGCTCTTAGGATCAAGAACATAGGCAAGAACATCACCATTAGTAATGCCAGGATAGAACTGCTTGAGGGTTGCAGCAACCTCTGGGTTAGCATCAAAGACTCGTGACTGTGCAGTCTGGATACGGTCTTCTAGTTCGACAGGTGATACGTCAAAGCCAATGAACTTCTCAAAGCCTGCCTGTGTTCCTAGGTCGCCCTTCTTGTAATAAGACTCTGGCATACCGTAGCGGCGCATAATGTCTTGGTACTGGTCTTCAAGACCAATGTACTCAGCTTCTGATAGCGCACGAAGACCTTGATTGACACGGGTCGCATTAGCAGCAAAGCGCTTCTTGTAGGCATCTGTTTCACGAAGGCGGAGTGTGAACTCTGACGGAGATACACCTTCTTGAATTAGATTCTTGAGTGGTTCGACAAGAGACTGTAGTCCATACTGAGCAAACTGAGTATAGAGCAAATCGTATGCAGACTGACGCTGGCCCTTTTGTGTATCAAGGTTTGCCTGATACGCCGTATACGCGTCTGCATTAGTAAAAGACTTGCCATCCGTAGCGGTATATGTTGCTACTCCAGGAGTATTAGAGCCTGGTTTATTATCGCCACCAGGAGTTGATGTTGGACTGTACGAAATTAGATTTCCGCCATCTTCAGTAAATCCAGCGCCAAACTCTGATGAACCGCTTATAGCCTGACCATAAGCGCCCTTTTGAGAGACGCTTAGTCTGGAGTATGTCTTGCCAGTTCCTGGGTCTTTATATTGAGTAACCTTGTAGCCAAGTAAGTTTTCTGGGTTACCAAAGAATCCTCTGTACTTCTCTGGAAGTTCAGTAGCGGCTGTAAAGCCTGGTGGTAATACTTGTTCTGCCATTGTTACCCCTGGAATCCGAAGTTACGTGCAACTGTTAGTACGCTATTTGAAACATCTTCACGAGCGTTATTGGTGTACTGCCAACGTGGGTCCTTGCGAAGCATACGTTGATACTCATAAAGAGAAACTTCTTTGTCTGGCCCGATACCCATACGAAGTGTTGGGTCATTGAGAGTAATTGACTCTGGGCTTACTTCAAGTGTTGCTGCCATAATTCTCTTGTAAGGACTGTAGATAGTCTCAAGGTCTACGCCTTGGTCAAGAAGACTTGCTACTCTGTCTGGCAGACCAGCCTTGGCTGTGTTACGGATGACGCTCTTGAATGTCTCAATAGACTCACCCTTGGCAATCTTGTCGAGCCACGTATCTACAGAGTCCTTGAATACTGTGTCAAGGTCAAAGCCATTAGCACGAGCTACTGCTCGTAGAGTCGTTAGGTTCTGTCCTGCAGCACCACCGACAATACCTTTGCCAGCGCCGAATGTTCCAGCGCCTAGGATTGCATTACGAATCTTGACTGCATCATCTTCGTTGGCATAGTCATAGATACCAGCAGCAATAACTCTTAGGTCATCATCGCTAATCTGTCTGCCCAGTTTAGTTGCATTCTCACGTAGAAGTTCAACTACATCTTGTATGCCGCGACCATAGGTAGACGTACGATTGAGTTCTTCAATCTTAGCCTTGTATTGCGGGTCATCTGTCTTGAGTTTCTTGACGAGTGCATCGTATTGACGCTTCTCAAAACCGCGTTGACGGATAGGTCCAGAGTTAGTCTTATACCACGTTGTGTTCTGCAAAAGATTGATGAATTGGTCTTCATCCATATCATCTTTAGCAGTGGTAGGATCTCCGATAGAGCGAATAAGAAGATTCTTGAGTTCTTCATTGCTTGCAAAGATTTCATCAATACCGCCATATAGCTTGACGGCCTCTGCCATAATTTTTTCAAACGGAGTTGCAGTAGGTGTTGTTGGCATTACTGGCTTTGCAACGCCCATAGATGCCTGGTCACCTGCAACTGCTGCGGCAGGATTGAATCTGCTACCACTAGTAGTTCCTGGTCCAGTTGGCCCGCCAGTAGGAAACTCTGGCATAGTTCCCTTTGTTACTGTTCCACCTTTAGGTCCCTTGACCTCTTTGGTTGTAATAGCAGTTACTGCCTGACCGCTGGTATCCCACTTCTGAGTACCAGATTCCCAGTTACCTGTAACGGTATTGAACTTGGCCTCTTTAGGTACACCTGTTGGACGATTATCTTTACCTACTTCAGCAAGACCTTCTCTAGCAGTATCGCTTTCTTCTTCAAGTTTTCTGATTGCTGCTTCAATAGAACTAGTGTCTTGACCCTTGTCTTTAGCACGAGATAGGTCATCTTGAAGACTCTTGATTCTTGCAGCGTTGCTCTTTAGTTGCTTGTTGTATTTATTACGCTCAGAAGTTTCTTTTTCTGTTGTAGTCTTCTTGAGTGATATAGACTTGTACAGAGCCAAGGAATCATCAACGGCCTGCTTCTTAGCATTACGATCCTTGAGAAGAGTCTGATAGTTTGCAGATGTTCTAGGAGTCTCGTTTAGTAATGACTCAGCCCGCTGGAATGCAAAGCGTGCTACGTTGTAAGCATCGCTAGCCTGCGATACTGTAGTAATTGCTATAGGCGCATCTGCTTGTTCTGGAGCATTTGGCTTAGGTTGTGGGATTTCAGCAACTTGCCTGAACTTGCCATTCTCTACGTAGCCTACAAGGTCACCAGTAAGAGTTGAGTAGACTGCCTGCTTGCCACCCTTGAGGGTGACTGTTGAAGCAGACCACGTATACTTTGGTAACTTATCTGCCATTAGCTAACACCTAGCGCTCTCTTGAAAGCATTGTAAAAACCAAAGACCTTGTTAGCCTTAGCCTCATCAGTCTTGGCAATCTGCTGGAATAGATACTCTTTTGGTGAGAAGGCTGGAGTCACTTCTTGGAATGTTGTTTCACCCTGTGGGGTATATGTAGTCTCAGCAAAACTGCTTGGCTTTGCCAAGCGTGCATTGATTTTTTCAGACCACTTTGCAATTTCATCGGCAGTAGCACCACGACCAGTGTATGAACGGACTACTTCATCGATTGTAGATTCAAGAGTTTCAGGACGGATATTAGTCTTTGTGATGTATTTAGACGCTTTACGTTCTCCACCACCAGTGCCAGCAGAACGCTGACCTAGGAATGTATTGAGGTCAATAGTTCCAGTCTCTAAAGCTGCTGGGTCATTAGTACGAAGATAATTGATTTCAGCACTAAGGTCGCTAGAAGCATCTAGGAAAGCCTGACGTACTGAAGCGTTATATTGGTCAGTAACAGGTGTCTGATAACCAGCGTCCTTGAGTTTCTGTGACAAAGCACGACGCATAGCAGGGGACATCTTGCGGTATTGCTCGACGAGTTGCTTTTGGCTTGAGACAGTGAACTGTGACTGCTTGGCTATACCACCTGCAAGTGGGACTCGTGCGCCCCTTGGGTCTGGCGTTGATGATGTAATGATGCCAGTTCCAGAAGCACGACCAGTTGGGTCAAAACCTTGTAGGCTCACTTAGTCTCCTCTCAAGAAGTTACTAAACAGGATGTCATAGACACCGCTAGCGTTTGGATTTGAAGCTGCAATATCTTGCATTTCAGCAAGTGTTGCTGTACGAAGAATCTCACGTGCATTGATGTCTGATTCGCTACGGCTGTTATAGACCGTATCAATCTGCAACTTGTAGTCATCGTATAGTTGGACCATCTTGCGGATAGCATTAGCCGCTGGTGAAACTATCTTGGTTTCATCAAGCATTGTTTTGAGATCTTTATAGGCAGCCATACGCTTGACGTTGTTAGCTGCAGAGTTAGCAAACTCTTCTTGCAGAAGCGGTCTGGTCTGCTTGAACTCTCTAGACCAAGCGTCCCAAGCCTCATTGAGTTGCTTGCGCTCGCGGTCGGTTCTGACATTCTGAAGCGCCTCTTCATACTTATCGCGCTGAATGTAATAGAACTGCTTGGACTTTGCTACAAAAGTTTCCTTGAGGAAGTCACCAACGAGTTTAGTCTCGCGGTATCCATTGTCCTTGAGGAACTGGTAGGCCTCCCACGAGAATGTTCCAGACTGTGGTATCAAGAATGCTGCACCTTCTGGATATTTCTTGATAAGTTCGCTGTTGTCGTCGACCCAGTTTGCTGCCGCATTGGATGTCTTGACTCGTGCTTGGAATACAGGGTCAGATTCGTTGATAACATACGGAACTTGCTCTGGGTAATACTTGACCCAATCTGCCATAGCATTTCCAACAGGATCATTGGTATCGCTGTATTGGTCAATCAACTTGGAGAATACTTGCTTGAAGTTGACGCGACCATTATCACGAACCCAGTCAGCCATATCGCTCTTGAGCGTTGTGGTTGGTGATGCTGGCGAAATAAAACCTAGAACGAAACGAGTACCTAGGATTGCTGTAATAGTTGACTTCAACTTCTTCTGGTATTCAATAAGTTCACCAGGAGTTGCTGTTGCTGATGGCGTATGACCGCCTGCCTCTAGATAGGTAACCGCCTTGCGGAAAGCTGAAGCGTATTGACTATCGCGCTCATCCTTGTCAAGGGTAGCGAGAAGACGATTGACGTGGCCTGGCAATGCAGACTGGAAGAACGACTGTCCTTCTCCAATTTCACCAATCGTGTACTGCTCTGTTGATTTGATTTCCTTGGCAACCTTAGCCATTACAGGAATATCAGATTCAGAGAAGAATCCTGCGATGTTATAGATAGTCTTGAGTGTCAGTCCAGAAAGCGGTCCTGAGAATGTGGGTAACCACGAGTCAGGGTTTGCAGACGGTGTAAGCATCTTGAGAGATGAACCGAATTGCAATGGCATTGGCGCTACGAACTTGTCTCCAAGACCAAAGACGTTGAGCATCTTATTGACTGCACCATACGCTGGAGCCAAACCTGGATAGATGAAGTAAGCCTCACCTTGGTCGTCACGTTGAACGAACCCTGAGTGGCTTACGCCTTCGTATGTCAAGGCAATCTTCTGTAGGGCCTCTGGGTTGTACTTGACTGTGCGGTATGCACGGCGGTAAGCATCTTCTGTTGCGCGATAGAAACGTGCAAAGTTACGCATTGACCACGCCATCTGTGTACGAACGGCTGGATTATCTACGAATGCCATCACTCGCTCAATAGCAAGGTTCTGTGACATCTCAATAATCTGCTGAGTCGCAGCCTTTTCGCCTACCTTCTTCGATAGGTCATCAAGGAATGGTTGAAGATCCTTGCGAATATCAAAAGCAGCATCAAGAACTAACTGGTCACGTGACAAACGTGCGTTTGCATCTCCAAGCCAGTCCCATAGACGGGTGTTCAAGTCAGAAATAATGTTTTTTGACTGTGTTGCTGGTATGAAAAGCGGTCCAGTAATGGTCGCTGGTACATCTGCACGACCCTTTGGTAGCCATTCAAGGCTAAACTCTTTCATATTGATAGCGTAATCGCCATCATCCTTGAGAGTTACAAGTTTATTTAGTAGGTCATCGTTGATACTGCCATCTGCTTTACCAAGCATCGTAGCCAAATCATCATAGATGACTGCTGCGTGCTGTTGAGATGTGTATGTTTCATCAACGTAGCGGTCAAAGCGCGGCTTCAAACTAGCAATTTTCGGGTCTGTATCAATTATCTTAGCAAAAGCGTTGATGAAGCCTGTGCGGTCACCTTTATACTCAGCAAGAAGTTTCAATCCTGCAGAGCCAATCTCATCATTTGCCTTGGCTGCAATCTGGAAAGCCCAAGCAAGACGACCTTCTTGACTTAGTGGTGAAAGTTCCGTAAAGGAACCGTACGCACGCTTGTAAGCCTCGCCATCTACCTCAAAATCTACGACCTTACCGTGCTTACGGCTGAGGCGCTTTGCGCGAGAAAAGAAATCATTACCAGCATTGAGGTTGTACGCGCCTTCAGATGCACCTTTGAGAAGGTTCTCGTAGTCGCCATACATTGCAAACTCATAGGCATAGCGGTCAAAGTCGCTACCAAACTTACCCATCTGGGCATCGTTGAAGTTTTCACGAAGTAAGGCTTCTGCCATTACCTTGCGCTTGGCTTCTTCCTTCTTGGCAGGTGATTTGAATACATCATCTACCTTATCCCAAGTCTTAGTTGTCGCATTCCAGCGTAGCTCAGATCCGCTATCAATAGCGTTCATACGAGCCAATAGATTGTCTTTGTCCTTGGCTTTTGCATAACGGTTGAGAACTGCAAAGTTCAAATCTTCACTAGCCTGAATGACTTTCTTTGCAACACCTCTTGCCTTGACGATATCTTTCGCACTGCGAATTACGCCTCGTCCGTTAGCAAGACCGAATAAATAATCTTCGATTGCGTTACGTAGCGGGAATCGAGGACCTGCAAGAGTACCTGTTACGAATGTAGATACTGCATCATCTGCAGCCTTGGAGTATTGCATACCCCAGGCCTTTGCTAAGAACCCATCACGAGCGCCAAACTTATCTAACTGCTCTGGTGTAATAAATGCTAGGCGATCATTGAGCTGATAAGCATAGGCAGCAGAATCAACACCATTGATTTGTGATGGAATAACTCCATCTGGATTATCTGGCGTAATAGCGCGGTTAGTATAGACAGCATCGCGTCCTACTGCACCGAGAGATTCTAGAAGTTTGCGTCCACCTTGTGTGCCGCGTAGTCCACGTAGTTCACCTACAGCAGACTGTAGACCAATAAACATCTCACGACGCTGACCGATATTGGCCTGCTTGTAAGCATCGCCAAGGATACGGCTTGAGTAACGTCCATATACAAGACGTGCGTAACGCTCAAAGGCTAGCGCTGACTTCTCTGATGCGAAGTTGCCTAGTTCATCCATATCTGGAATGAGAGCAAACTTACGAGTAAAATTATCTAGACGCTTATTGATTCCAGCGATAGAGAAACGAGCAAGTTTCTGCTCTGATTCTGCCTTGGTAATGCGTTCAGCAGTTCTAGCACCTGCTGCAACAGCAGACTCGCCTTCACGTCCAAGAAGAGAACGACGTGCGGCCTCTAGGCTTGAGATGCCTTGGGCATCTGCCTCGTCAAATACGATGTTACGCAAGAAGTTTGCAGAGTCTGTATTTAGATCAAAGACTGCTCCAGCTTTGTCATAGACCGCAAGTTTAGCCTTGCGTGCTGGTGACAAGATAGGCATAACCTTGGTTCTAAAACCAGGCTGTCCATAGAAAATTGGCTCAATACGCTGGGCGTTAGAGAGAAAAGCCTTAGCAGTGTTGACATCAAGGATTCCGCCAAAGTCTTCGTTAGCAAACTTGATGAGAGCGCTGTCTACGCCATTCTCAGCAAAGGCTGGATTGAGAGCGCGTAGGCGACCTGTTGCTTGCCCAATCTTTTCTGCGTTATTAGCAATGCGAGCGTCGCGCAAATCTTTTGTAGTCTTTGTAAACTCTGTCCAGAAGTTCTCAATGTTTCTATTCTTGAAGGCATCTTCTACCTTCTCAGCAGTACCGACCGTCTTATCAAGAGCATACTTCATACCTAGATAACCCTTGCGAGCTTTACCAAGTAAAATGGTTGGGTCTAAAACAATACGGAATGCGGCATCTGTAGTGCCTGAAATCCAAGAATAAAGTCCAGACTTACCCTCTAAGTCATCTGGCAAGAACGCATTAGCAACTTGACGACCTGGAGAATACTTAGCAGCATTGACTTTTGCTACTGCTTCTTCTGTAAGTTTGTCGCCTTCTTTAGAACCAGCGGCAAATGCAAGGGCCTTCTCATTCTCAGTCTGTGCTTCACGAATGATTTGGTCTAGCGGAATGCCTGCAGAAATCTTCTTAGCGATATTTGTACGGTCACGACCGTAAGTCTTCTCAACTTTTTCAATTCTGCCAGGGTTGAATACCTGCTCACCATTGGCACCAGAACGCTGAAACGCATCTCCAAGATCTACGCCTTCGGAAATACCGATAGCACCAACACGATACGCACGCGTTACTTGGTCTGATGCCCACCCTGCTGCCTTGAATACAGCCTTGATTGGTTCTACAACAGGACGCGAGATGATGTATGCGGCTTGACCGATAAATCCACGCTTGGGATCTGTGTCATCAATACCACCAAAGAAATCTGCCTGTGCCTTTTGTTGGTCAATAGGCAACTGATTATATTCAGCAGCACCAACAGATGGCGGCAGGTTATTGAGCCGCACGTGCTGTGAGTACATATCTGTAAGCGAGTTGATTTTCTGAGTCTGTTGAGGAGTCAGATTTGCTCGCTTAGCAGCTTGATATATATTTCCCTTATTGATGTTTTGGGACATTACAATCCTCTAGCTACGGCCTGCTCGTATAAAGCAGCAATTTCTCCATTGGTATCGTATTGAACCATTGTGGCAAGGATGGATGAAAGCGATTCTGTTTGTTGTGGAATCCCAAGAACCTCTGGTCCAGGACCAGGGCCTTGTGCAATACCAGATGTCACAGGTTCATCTTGACGTTGCGATGGAGCGTAAAGCTCTGTTATTGGTTCACGTGTTGCAGCTTCACGTACTTGCGAGGATGGCATACCGCGAACATCTGGTGTCTTTGCAAGAGGCTGTGCTTCTCTGAGCATCTTATCCTCAATACCTTGACCATAGTAATCTGATTGGAAGTTGAGTTGATCTGTACGTGTGGAAAATGGCCCAGGACCTGCCACTCCAGCCAGTGGATTTACTGGTTGTTCAGCCATTACCGTCCTCCATCTTCTCTAAATCTGATGTGAATTGTTCCCATACTCTGGAAACTTTTGTTTTTCTATTTGCGTTATACACTGCTAAATCTAAAAGTTCTGAGGCGAGCATCTCTATGGCTCGCGTTATATTTACAAAGAAACCTGATAAAACTACAAGAAAATCTGCGGGAGTAACAGAGCGTGGTACGTAATCTTCTTCGTTATCCACGCTCTGTCCTCTCTAAATTACACTAAGCCTTCTTGCCTTTACGAGCCTTAGCTGCATAACCAAAGTCAACTTTGCCGCCTTTTGGCATTGGAGCCTTCTTTGAGCCTTCTGTTGGCTTCTGGACTGAAGCCTTTGCACGACCACCTTTTTTCATTTCACACCTCCCTACCCTGCAATAGATGCGAGTAACGTAGCAATGTCTGGACGAGAGCCAGCAGCAGGGGCCGCACCCATTTGTTCTGGAGTTGGCTGCGAGGCAGGAACGGGGGCCATACCTGCTGCTGGAACTTCTGCGCCCATTGGCACTTCTGGTTGTGGCTCTGGTGCAAAGACCTTCTCCACAATAGTCTCTAGTTGTAAACCTTTTTGACGGCCCTTGATTACTTCGGCGATTCTGGAAACGATTTGAGAAGGATCTTGACCTTGTGCTGCAATCGCTGGAATTGCCTGGGCGTACTGAGCAACAGCAACACGGAGAGAATCGCGCATCTCTTCAATATCCACACGCTGTTCTTCTTGAGTGACATTTAGCTCCATTGGGATTTCGCGGCGTACATAATCACGTGATACAAGTTTATCGCTACGCATCTGTAGCAAAGCAATGATGGCGTTGTTTGGATTCATACCAGACATAATGCCGTAACGAACATCTACGCCGTACTCACCAGCAATAGCTCGACTTGGTACATACTTCATATTGAATGGCGTACCGTCATCTACACCTTTGATTTCCTTGGTCATATTGCCAAAGATTTTCTCATCTGTTTCAAAGCAGAGAGAAACAAGTTCAGTAAAGAGGCGTGCAAACTGTGCTTGCGCTGCACGTACTTGTGTATCAAAGCCAGCCTGAAGTGCTTGAACTCCACGACCTGTAATGATTGATGCGTCGATGTTACCTGAGCGTACCTCTGGATAACGAGCACCTAGACGTAGTTCACGCTCTAGTACGCCAGATTCTGTAAAGACTCCGTTAGGAAGTTCTAGTGGAACACGGCGGATTGCCTGTGGATTAGCAGAACGCATAATCGCATCAGGGCCGAGTGCAAGTTCTTGTACATCTTGCGGAATAGCAATAGGAGCCTGAATGGATTTCTCTGCTGCTTGGATTTGCAATACTGCAAAGCGAGCACGAGCAAGTTGTACAGCCAAGATATCATCAAACTGACCGCGTGCTTCTCCATCAATAGATGAACGAACAGCCACACGTGCCATACATTTGCCAGTTGGGTTTGGCAAGTTAGATAAAACTAAGTTCTCACGATCTGGCAAGAAGACAACATCTTGGTCTTTGTCGTGGTAACGAACCATTGAGATATAAGGGCTGCCCATTGTGAAGGAAGTTCTAGGCATAATCTGAGATGCAAACTCTGGATACTGCGATGCCAATGTTTCAGCATCGGTCTGGATAACCTGAGTCAAAGAAATCGTACGACCGAATCTGTCAATCTCTGGGTAAACGCCAAATGGATTGAGCAAGCGGATAC